CGTTAAGGTTAGAGAAGTTGACCTTACGGTTGGTAGAATTGACTCCATAAGTGATCAGACAGGTGCGATAGTAGGCCCCTTTGAAAGAGGCCCTGTACTAGAACCTTTGCTTATTCAGAATGAGCAAGATTTGATCGATCTTTTTGGAAAACCATCACTTAATGATAGACATTACGAATACTGGTACACCGCATCAAACTATCTACAGTATGGTGGTGTATTAAGAGTTGTTAGAGCTGATGGAGCAAGTTTAAACAACGCAAACGTTGGAGGTATGCCTTCAACACATCCAACTGGTATTGGATCAACTTCAAATCTTAAAATCAAATCTTTCGATGATTATCAGAATAATTACGAAGATGCTGTTACATATAGATTAGCTGCAAGAAACCCAGGCAGTTATGCAAACGGACTAAAAGTTGCATTTATTGACGGTGCTGCAGATCAACAACTTCATGTTACACCTCATGTGGTGGCAAACATCAGTGTTGGTATGGGTGTTACACAGCCTATTAGTGGAACAATTGTTGGCCCTGGCACAACATCAACCGCAGATGGATATATTCAAGGTATTGTTACTGGTGTTGGTGCAAGTACAGTTGATGTTAAGGTTGTTAATCGTGTTTCTGCTGCTGGAACAATCTTCCCAGCATATTACACAGAGAATGGAATCTTCGCATTTACAACAGGAACAAAGACAAGTAATACATTACCTGGCCCTGGCGTTCTATTCTCAAGTAATAGTTCAACTATTGCAAACCCTGATGCTGGTATTTCAACTTGTGCAACAGTCTTCCAAGTTGATGACTGGTATGATAGTCAGTTCATTCAATTAAAGAATGGTGCATTACAGTGGAAAGAAATTGCTGAGAAACCAGGCACAAGTGGATACGCTGCTGCAAGAAACAGTTCAAATGATGAACTTCACGTTGTTGTGGTTGATGATACTGGAAAGATTACTGGTGCTCAAGGTGCGATTCTTGAGAAGTTTACATTCTTATCAAAAGCAGATGATGCTAAGAACACTTTTGGTGATGCAATCTACTATAAGAACTTCATCGCAGAAAACTCAGATAACATCTTTGTTGGAATCGCAACTGGAAACGGAGACATTGCATCAGGATTTACCACTGCATTTACAGCATCAAGCACAGCTCAAAATACTTGGAGTCAAGATACACAGGATGTAAACTTTAACTTTGTAGGTAATAAACTCTATGAACTACAAGGTGGTAAGGATTACTCTGGTGTAAGCACAGAAGGTGGTTTTGGAACATCTCTTGGAGACATAATCGGTGGTTATGAAATCTTCGAGAATGAAGCAGAATATGCGATCAACTTCTTACTTCAAGGCCCTGGCATCACAGGTAGTCAAGCAGAATCACAAGCAAAAGCAAACAAATTGATTGCGATTGCAGAACAGAGAAAAGATTGTCTAGCAGTTATCTCTCCAAACAGAGAGACAGTTGTTAATGTAACAAGTGCGAAGACACAAACAACTAATGTTGTTCAGTTCTATGATGCAATTACATCATCATCATTCGCAGTATTTGATTCTGGTTACAAGTATCAGTTTGATAGATTCAACAATAAGTTCCAGTTTATGCCACTAAATGGTGATATTGCTGGATTGATGGCAAGAACATCTGAAGAACAGTTCCCTTGGTTCTCCCCTGCTGGAGCTCAGAGAGGAAACATCTTAAATACAGTTAAACTTGCATACAACCCAAATAAGGTTCAAAGAGACACAATTTATGTTAAGAGAATCAACCCAGTCATATTCTCACCTGGCGGCGGATTCCTCTTATTTGGTGATAAGACAGGATTAGCATTTGCATCTGCGTTTGATAGAATTAACGTGCGTCGTTTGTTCTTAAACTTAGAGGCAAGAATTGAAATCGCTGCAAGAACTCAACTCTTTGAGTTTAACGATGATATTACGAGAGCAAACTTCCGTAACATTGTTGAACCATTCCTTCGTGGAGTTCAAGCGAAGAGAGGTATCACAGACTTCCTCGTTATTTGTGATGATTCAAACAACACACCTGATGTAATTGATGCAAATGAGTTCAAGGCTGATATCTTTATCAAGCCAGCTCGTTCGATTAACTTCATCGGTCTTACATTCGTTGCGACAAGAACAGGAGTTAGCTTCTCTGAAGTCGCTGGTCGAGTTTAATTAAGTCCATCTAAATAACAAAAGGAGTTAAAAAAGAAAAATGGCAATCAAACATTCAGACAGATCTATAGTTGATTTTAGATCAAGATTGAAAGGTGGTGGTACAAGAGCTAATCTATTTGAAGTTCAAATGGCATTTCCTAGCTACCTCTCTGTATCAGATGAAAATGAAACAATTAATGACATTCCATTTCTAGTTAAGGCTGCTGAAATACCAGCCTCAAACATAGGAAATATTCCTGTTTCATTTAGAGGTCGTGTTCTTCCTATCGCTGGAGACCGTACTTTTGATCCTTGGACAGTAACCATAATCAATGATACTAATTTTAGACTCAGAGATGTTATGGAAAAATGGAGTGATTCTATTAATGACTTACAAACTGCTCAAGGTAGAACAAATCCAGAAGAATATCAAACTAGGGCTAGTGTGATTCAGTTAGATAGATTTGGCACCAAACCAGCTAGCAAAATAAAGGAACTAAGAAAGTATGACTTCGTTGGAATTTATCCAAATGTGGTTAGTAGCATTCCTTTAGATCATGGTGCAACTGATACAATTGAAGAGTTCCAAGTAACATTTAATTACCTATACTACGAAGTAAGAGGTTTAAATGGAATACCACTCATGACAGATGGTTCAGAAACAGCTGCAGCTGGTGGAGTAACTGGTGGAACAGTACCTGGCGGCGGAGCATAGTTGATTTTCAACTTAGTTTAGGTTATAATATAAATACCTTTAAAGGTATAAGAGTTATACTATGGCACAATTATTTGGTTTCTCAATTGATGATTCGTATAAGAAACCAGCACCATCGGTAGTCTCGCCTGTCCCCAGAAATAATGAGGACGGTGCAGACTACTATTTGGCATCTGGGTTTTATGGTCAATATCTTGATGTAGAGGGAGTATTTAAAACAGAATATGATTTAATTCGTAGATATCGTGAGATGGCACTTCATCCAGAAGTTGACTCAGCGATAGAGGATATATTGTGTGAAGCGATAGTTGCAGATCAAAATGATTCACCGATTCAAATTGATTTAGAAAATTTAAACGTAGGGCCTAAAGTTAAAGATATTATTCGTGGCGAGTTTCAGTATATCAAAGAGATGCTGGACTTTGATAAGAAAGCACATGAAATATTTCGTAATTGGTATGTAGATGGAAGAATTTACTATCATAAAGTCATAGATTTAGAAAAACCAGAAGAGGGAATTAAAGAACTTAGATATATTGATGCACTTAAAATCAAATATGTAAGAGAACAGAAGAAAAAAGGTGGTGCAAATGCGATTCAATATACGCAAGGCAATAATCCAGGCGCTAATAATGATCCACTAAATGCAGATTTTGAAGGACTAACAGAATATTTTATATACACTCCACATTCATATCAAAAAAATCAATACGGATCTGTTGCAGTCACAGGTCAACAGAAGGATGCAGTTAAGTTTGCTAAGGATGCCGTTGCATATTGCACATCAGGTTTAGTTGATCGTAATAAACAAACTGTTCTTTCTTATCTACAGAAAGCAATTAAGGCACTTAATCAATTAAGAATGATTGAGGATAGTCTTGTTATCTATAGATTATCAAGAGCTCCAGAAAGAAGAATATTCTATATTGATGTTGGTAATCTACCAAAAGCAAAGGCAGAACAATATCTTCGTGAAGTTATGGCCAGATATCGTAACAAATTGACTTACGATGCAAACACTGGTGAGATTCGTGATGATAAGAAATACATGTCAATGATGGAAGATTTTTGGCTACCAAGAAGAGAAGGTGGTCGTGGAACTGAAATATCTACATTGCCTGGTGGACAAAATTTAGGAGAACTTACAGACGTTGAGTATTTCCAAAAGAAACTTTTCCGTTCTTTGAATGTTCCAGAGTCTCGTATGGCAGATAATAGTGGTTTTAGTTTAGGTCGTTCATCAGAAATATTAAGAGATGAACTTAAATTTACTAAGTTTGTTGGAAGAATGAGAAAGAGATTTAGTAATCTTTTCCATGACATACTTAAAACTCAACTTATTCTTAAGAATGTAATAACTCCCGAAGAGTGGGAATATATGAGTGATCATATTCAATATGATTTCTTGTATGATAATCATTTTGCAGAACTTAAAGATGCAGAATTAATGCAAGAAAGATTAGGACTTGTTGCAAATGCTGATCCTTATATCGGAAAATATTACTCTGTAGATTATATTCGTCGTAAAATTC